TTTTGCCAACCAGACCCCAAGCGACGACGATATTTGGGTTGCCCCAAAATTATTTATTAACAGTATTTTCTCCAGGGAAATTTGAATTTCGATCTTCTGCTAAAAAAGTTGGAGAAAAATTTTCCCCCCCAATGTTATAAACAGTTTTCTTTTGTTCTTCTGGAATTACTTTTTCTAAAGATATAATCAACAACCCATCACTAAATTCAACCGATCTTACTTTAACATCATCTGATAATTGCCAGGTATTCTTGAATGAACGTTTTGATAATCCTTTATGCAAATATGTTCGTTCAATATCTCTTTTTTCAATTTTAGAGGCAACTGTGAGAATGTTTTGTTCAGTAGATACTTCGATTTCATTTGATCTAAATCCTGCAAGAGCAATTTCAATTTCGTAATTAGAATTGTCATGCTTAATTAAGTTGTATGGCGGATAGCTAGTATTATGTCCAGACATCTGTTCTAGACGAGTAAATATATCATCAAGTCCAACTGAAAATGGCGAATAAACATCCCAATTATATTTTATTGTGTGCATAGTATTCTCCTTCTTAAAGCGAGGTTTTTTATTGAAGACCCATTACGGCGTCTTCAATATTATATATCACAAATAAAAAAATAGTCTATTAGAAATAACCGAATAAAATTATTCGGTTATCAATCAATCCTTTTTTTGCCTATGTTATACTTACTTTCCAAAAACCATTCATCTTTTTCTTTATAAGAAAGAACTTTAATTTGATTTAAAGGAGCGATGTCTTCAACTTTTGCTTCATCAACTATAGTAATCAATCCCCAATCATATAGTAGTTTTATAATTCTATTTCTACGTTGCACATCATTTAACGAAAGGTTGGTTGCCTTCCCATCTAAAGCAAAAAGCTCTTTAAAATGTACAATATAATATCTACCTTGCTTATGCAGAATATGACAAGATTGATATAACTTTTTTTCTTTCCTAGATGCAACTCCAATTCGAGTTAAAGTTTCTCTAACTTTTAGAAAATCATCTGGTTGAGTTAAAGTAATTTCAACCATATCAGATTGTTTCCAATCAATTTCAATTTCGGTGTTCATTTATTATCCGCCTTTATTTAATAATTTTTTGATTTTTTTAAGGTCATCATTAGAAAGAATATTTAAAGATTCAATAGCTTTATTATAACTATATCCATAATATTCTTGAACTAACTCGATATTTTCTATCGATTGTTTTTTAATCCAAGGACAATATCTTTTCCTAGGTTTTAAAATATTTATATAAAAATCATATTGTAGCTTTTTATCTATATGATAATTTTTATTCATTTCATTAGAATAAAGAATGCTGTCTAGATGAAAAGAAAAAAATTTATTAATTATAAAAGGTGGATAATTATTTTCTTGGGAAGGATTCTCCAACAAAATATTTTTTTTAGATTGATTTATAGAATGCAAATAATCTTTCAATTCAAGTTTCATACCGCAGTTACACCAATAATTTTTGCATTTGGATTTCTAGCAAGAGCAACTTCTTTTGCTTCTTGATAATTTCTAGCTTCAATTTTTTCGGAAAACAATTTTCCAGCAACGTACAATTTCACTTCACATTTCATAATTAAACACTGCCTTCGGTTTCATCTATAATAGACAAAGGAATGTTTGATTGATCATGGGTGTGGACAGTTTTCAAACTGGCATAGGTAGGAGGATTATACTTCAAATACTCCCAAAATATATGTTTCATTTCTCTCATTGTCATCCCACAATGAATAGCTGCTTCAGGAAGATTCATAGTTGCATTAAAAAGCCCTTCATTAGCTTCCTTCACATTTGTTGGAGTAGTTTTTACCTTACAGGATAAATCAATATTCATATAAAAGTTGTCACTAATGCTGTTCTAAATTGGTTTGGTTTTTGTGGAGTTCTATGACAATGAAGACCAGAAAATAAAATTACATCATCTTCATTTGGTTTGTGAATATGCCATTTGTTATCTTTATAAACTTTAACTTCCCCACCAGATACATCATTAAAATATATCAACATATTATTATGAGGATAGTCGTGATCAATATGGGGCATTGTATATAAAGGGTTTTCCACATAATATGTCATATTAACATTCATTCTGAATATATTATTAATGTTAATTTGATTGTGGTCTAATATTTCCAAAACACAATCTACCATTTGTTCAGAATAATAACTAGCAATTTTTGAACAAGGAAATTTACCAGTAGCTCTTTCTATAACACAGTGAGAAAAAAATGGAGTATTTGAATATTGTTCTTGTGTTTCCGACTCATAAATTTTATCATGTGGATTAGAAGTAGCTTGAGGACAATGATACCAAAGCATACCTTGTCCAGTAATCAATTCTTTAGTTTTTTTATATAATTCCGTTTTGGGATTTTTTAATACTATTATTGGTTTTTTATAAACTATTTCAGTATATCTAGATAATACTCCATCAGTATAAGGAGTTTTCAAATCATTTTCTTCTATTTTGTTATCCATAATAATTACTTAAATTGGCAACTCATCATAATTTCAGTCAAACAAGCAAGCATATTAATTTCTTGATCAGCAACAAAATTAATTTGATACTGATATTTAGCTATAATTAACACCGCTTCTGGTATAGAAACTGCCATTAAACTATCATAAAGATTATCGTAAATTTTTCTTAAAACTGTATTAGGGTTATTATTAATATTTTCTGCCACCCATTTTTTCACATTAGTAAACTCTTTATTTTTCAAAGATCTGAGAAGATCATCTAAAGTAATATCAGAAATATTTACTAGTATTTCACTAGAAATTTTTCCAGTGCAAGAAAATCTTTGGCATTCGTTTAAAAGTCTACGCCAATCTGGATAATATCTTTTAATCAATTTAATTAAAATTTTATCCTCATATTCTATATGATTTTCATCTAGAATATTTTTAAGTCTAGCAAAGAATTTTGCTTGTAATTTGTCTTCCTCTTCTTTATTGATTTTGAAGTCGATGACAGTACATCGAGAATGAAGAGGATCAATAATTTTATTTGGAAAGTTGCAAGTAAAGATGAATCGACAGTTTCCGTGAAACTCCTCCACAGCGGTCCTGAGCGAGAGCTGGACATCGTTAGTGGTGTTGTCTGCCTCATCGATGATGACGACCTTATGAGGGGCTCCAGAGGTCAAGGAGACCGTTGTGGCAAACTGCCTAACCTTGTTCCTCACCGTGTCCAGAAAGCGTCCCTCGTCCGAACCGTTAATGGTGATGTAGGACGCTCCAATCTCATCACATATCGCTTTGGCAACTGTGGTCTTTCCCACACCAGCAGAACCACAAAGGAGAAGATTAGGGATCTCTTTTTGTTCAATAAATCCTTTAAACGAGTTTTTAATATTCACTGGAAGAATGCAATCCTCAATAGTATGAGGACGATATTCTTCCACCCACAAAAATTTCTTATTCATCAAGGTTCAAGAGCAATATAATAAGTCAGATCTAAAGTGGAGTGTTTCCATTCAGTAATCATTTTACTAGAAATTTTAACATTATAATCTCCAGGAAACAATCGAACATTTTCCATCTTCATAAAAAGTTCGTATTCTCCAGTATTGTCTCCAGGTATTTCTAAAGAAAAAACATTGCTAGTTTCATTTTCTTTATCAACAAGGCTAAGAATTACAGAACCACCAATGGAATGAAATTTTAAATCTGGAATTTGGTATACCGTATTGGCTTTATGTAAAGCATTGATATTTTCTTGTCGTAAAACAAATTCCATATCAGCTCCAGGGAATTGGATATTCTTGTCTGGAGCAGCTTTTAAAGTAATTTCGGGATCAGAAAAATAATACTTTACACTCATTCCTTTGGATTTGATTGTAACATATTCACTATTATCAAACTCCAATGTAGGAACAGTATTGCCATTTGAAAACAAAGTCAGCCCAGCAAGAAATTGATTCAAATCATAGATTCCAAAAGTAGTCGGAAATACTTCTTCGCAAGTATATTGAGCTACTGCATTTTCACCTACACTAATTGTTTTCAATACGCTTCCTTCCCTAATTAGAATGGAACTATTGATAGTACAAAAATTTTTCAACACTGACATAGTGTTTTGTGAAATAGTAATTTGACTCATTTGAACTCCTGAAGACCGTTTTGAGTGCGAGTGTAATGGCGATCAAAGTGAAGAAGAAGCATAGCATAATGAATCACTTTGAGAAGATCACGTTTGTT